CACATGTTACCCTGTTACCGTCACGCACACTACACAACCCTATAGGGTGTAGTGGTGTGACAGCGTGTAGCAGCTGAACTCGCAAGGAATTACGACAATGAACCAACACGTAAAAAGAAACGAGTTCGGCTATCGGATCGGCGATACGCATCACCGATCGAAGCTGACAGACCATGAAGTTGAGCTTCTCCGGCAGCTCGGCTCAGACGGCATGAAGGTACGCGACCTGGCCAGGAAGTTCGACATCAGCAGGGGCCAGGCCTCCAAGATCCTGCGGCACCTGCAGAGGGGCTGAGTTTCCATAACCCGGCAAGCTGCCCTTATCCTCGGCAGCATGGAAGACCTCCCAGAACCTCCAGGCGTCACTGCCGGCCTCACTCGCGAAGAGCGCGAGGACGAGTTCATTCGTCTGCTCTCCGAAGGCGTCAAGGTCCGCCACGCTGCCACGGCCGTGGCCATAAGCTATGCGGTGCTCTACCGCAAGGCACGCGAGGACAAGGACTTTGCCAAGCGCTGGGAAGATGCCACCCGAATCAAGGTTGGCCATCTGATCCAAGAGGCCGAGCGACGCGCTATGGCTGGCAGCGACAAGATGCTGATCTTCCTGCTCACCAACTACGCCCCGGACAAGTTCAAGAAGGCCAGCACGCTGGAGATCAGCAACCCTGACGGCTCGCTCAACATGAGCACAGAGCAGCGCGCATCGGCCATCAACGGCATCCTGGAGAAGGCACGAGCTGCCAAGGCTGCCAAGGCCGTGGATGACCTGCTGTGAGCGGCGAATCTCTACCCGAGCTGACCGTCTACCACTGCCTCGAGTGCGGCCCTGTCCTGCGTGAATGGCTCAATCCAAACCGCCACATCACCCGGCACAAGGCAACGCCCCGCCCGCTCACCAACATGGACCAGGCCGAAGAGAACCTGCCAACGCAATGAGCGACCTGGCCGACATCGAGGAGCTGTTCGGCTACCTGGACGACGACGACCGGCTGCTGCTCGACAATCTGCTGCGTGAAGCGCGCATCTCATGGGAGCCGCTGCCCGGGCCGCAGACGTTGGCCTTCAATAGCACGGCCGATGTGATTGGCTTTGGTGGTGCAGCCGGCGGCGGCAAGACGGATCTGGCCTGCGGCATGACCCTGCGCAAGCACACCAAGTCGGCCATATTCCGGCGCGATGGCTCGCAGATGTCGGGCATCGTCGACCGGTTGAAGGAGATGCTGGGCCACGACAGGGGCTATGTGGGATCTGGCCGCTGGTGGGGCTGGCGCGATCCACTACCTGGCAAGCAGATCGAGTTCGGCTCGGTGCCCAACCTGGGCGATGAAACCAAGCACCAAGGCCGGCCAAAGGATCTGCTGGTGATCGACGAGGCGGCCAACTTCATGGAGGCCCAGGTGCGCTTCCTGATGGGCTGGGTGCGAACGACTGACCCGGACCAGATATGCCAGACGCTGCTCACCTTCAACCCGCCCACAACTGCAGAGGGCCGCTGGATCGTGAGCTTCTTTGCGCCCTGGCTTGACAAGAAGCACAGGCTGTACCCGGCTGCACCTGGCCAGCTGGTATGGGTTGCGACCATTGCCGGCGAGGATGACTGGAAGTACCCGAATGACCCGCGGCGCTTCGTGCTCGGGGATGGCAAGCGGGTGTTTGACTTCAACCCGGACGACTACAAGCCCGAGGACATCATCACGCCGCTTTCCCGCACCTTCATCCCCTCGAAGGTTTCCGACAACCCATACCTGGCAGGGACGGGCTACATGAACACATTGCAATCAATGCCCGAGCCATTGCGCTCACAGATGCTGTACGGCGACTTCCAAGCCGGCATTCAGGACGACCCGTGGCAGGTCATACCCACCGCATGGGTCGAGGCCGCCCAGGCCCGTTGGAGCCTGCCCAATCGCCTGCCTGAGATGGTCAGCCTGGGCATCGACGTGGCACGCGGTGGCGCCGACAACACGATCATCGCCCGCCGCCACGAGGGCATGTGGTTTGATGCGCCACTTGTCTACACCGGAGCGCAAACGCCAACGGGTCCAGCCACCGCTGGCTTGTGCTTGGCTGCAATGCGCGACGCGGCGCCCATGCACATCGATGTGATCGGGGTGGGCGCCAGTCCTTACGACTTCCTGCGTGAAGCCAAGCAGCAAATCATGGGTGTGAACGTGAGCGAGAAGGCACTGGGCACTGACCGCTCCGGGCGGCTGCGCTTCAAGAACCTACGCAGCCAGCTCTGGTGGATGATGCGCGAGGCTTTGGACCCGGCCAACAACACCGGCATCGCGCTGCCCCCTGATCGCTCCCTGTTCAGTGATCTGTGCGCACCGACCTGGGAGCTGCAGGGCAGCGTGATCTATGTCGAGGGCCGCGAGCAGATCTTGAAGCGCATCGGCCGCTCACCCGACTGGGCCAGCGCGTACATCCTTGCGCTCATCGACACACCCAAGAAGCGGCTGATCGATGCGGCCAACCGCGACAGCGCGATGAACTACAACCCGCTCGCAGCGGCCGACAGTTTCCATAACTCGAACCAGCGCGAATACGATCCCCTGGCATACAACCGCTAGGAGTTCGCCTTGGACGCAGCACAACCTCCCATCCTTCACCGTGACTCTGTCGCGGCGATGGAAGCCGTGCAGATTCTCAGCGACCCAGTGGCCAAGCTAGAGTCCTACCTGCTGCAGATGCCGCAAGTGGGCCTGCAGACGTCGCACGTCGTCCACGGCCGTATGTATGCCCGCACGATTTTCATCCCAGCCGGCACAGCCCTTACCGGCACACTGACCAACTGCGACAATATCTGCGTCCTGCAGGGTGACATCACGGTCACCACAGACGAGGGCATGCGCCGCCTCACAGGTTTCCATGTCCTGCCAGCAAAGGCCGGCTACAAACGCGCAGGCGTTGCACATGCCGATACCTGGTGGACCACCGTGTTTCAGACAGACAAGATCGAGATCACCGAGATCGAGGACGAGATGACCAACGAGAGCCACCTGCTGCAGACACGGCGGGAGGGCATCGAATATGCACCCCGTGCGTTGGAGATTGCAACATGAGCTATGTTTACGTCGCCGTAGCGATAGTTGGGGGCTACGCACTGGCCAGCAGCCAGAAGGCACCCAGCATCCCGGCGCCACAAGCCCCTATCGCACCACCCCAGGCATCGGTTGCACCTGATGCAAACAACACCGTCAAATCGCTCGGCGGCACTGGCCAGTCGGGTGGCGCACCCGGCGTTGCCCAGACTTTCCTGACCGGCCCAGGCGGCGTCGATCAGGGCTCCTTGCTGCTTGGCAAGTCCAGTTTGTTGGGCGGATAACGTGGCAGAACAAACCCAAAAGCAACAGGTCCTGCAGCGTTGGGGCAGCCTCAAGTCGGAGCGTGCCTCGTGGTTCTCGCACTGGCAAGAGATCACGACCTACATCACCCCGCGCCAGGGGCGCTACTTCATCCAGGACCGCAACAAGGGCTGGAAGCGCCACCAGAACATCTTCGATAGCACTGGCACGCGCTCGCTCGAGATCCTGGCCGCCGGCCTGATGGGGGGCCTCACCAGCCCCGCTCGCCCCTGGTTCCGGCTGGGTGTGGCTGACACCAGCTTGCTGAAAAACGCAGCCGTCAAGATGTGGCTGTCGCAGTGCACCACGGTGATGCTCGACATCTTCGCCAAGTCCAACACCTACCGCGTGCTGCACGGCATGTACCGTGAACTGGGCGCATTCGGCACGGCCGCGGCCATCGTGGCCGAGGACTTCGAGAACGTGATCCACCTGTTCCCGCTGACCGCTGGCGAGTACTGCATCGCGACCAACTGGAAAGGCGAGGTCACCACGCTCTACCGCGAGTTCGAGAAGACCGTGGCCGAGCTCGTGAAGGAATTCAGCATCGACAACGTGAGCCCCCAGGTCAAGTCCATGTTTGAGCGTGGCAGCCTGGACAAGTGGATCACCATCGTGCACGCCATCGAGCCGCGCGAGGACCGCGACTACACCAAGCTCGATGGTAAGAACATGGCCTGGAGCTCGGTCTACTACGAGGTGGGCGGCGACCCCAACACACCGCTGCGCGAGTCTGGCTTCAAGCGCTTCACCGTCCTGGCGCCACGCTGGGATGTGAGCGGTGGCGACGTCTACGGCAACAGCCCCGGCATGGAAGCGCTCGGCGACATCAAGCAGCTCCAGCAAGAGCAGCTGCGCAAGTCGCAGGGCATCGACTACATGACCAACCCGCCGCTGCAGCTGCCGACCTCGCTGAAGAATCGCGACGTCGACCGGCTGCCTGGCGGCATCACGTTCCGCGACACCGCTGGCAACGGCGACAAGATCGAGACCATGTGGGACGTGCGCTTGAACCTGGCCGACCTGCTGGGTGACATCCAGGACGTGCGCGGCCGCATCCGCAGCTCGTTCTATGCCGACATGTTCTTGATGCTGCAGCAGGATAGCGCCGACACGCGCAAGACCGCCACCGAAGTGGCCGAGCTCCACGAAGAGAAGATGCTGATGCTGGGCCCCGTGCTGGAGCGCTTGCACAACGAGCTCTTGACGCCGCTGATTGACATCACCTTCGATCGGATGCTCGAGACCGGCATCGTGCCGCCACCCCCGCCCGAGCTCCACGGCATGGCCCTCAACATCGAGCTGGTCTCCATCCTGGCCCAGGCCCAGCGCGCCATCGCCACCAACGGCGTGGACCGCTTCGTCTCCAACATGGGAATGATCGCCCAGTTCAAGCCCGAGGTGCTCGACAAGTTCGACGCCGACTATTGGGCCGACAACTACAGCGACATGCTCGGTGTGGATCCGCAGCTGATCGTCCCCGAGGACAAGGTGCTGCTGGTTCGCCAGGCACGCGCACAGGCCCAGGCCGCTGTGCAGAAGTCCGCAATGGTGAATCAGGGCGCAGACACCGCACAAAAACTCGCACAGGTTCCCACCCAGAACGGCAACAGCAACGCCGGCACTGACGTGATGAACATGTTCTCTCAGGGGTTAGGCGCCCCGCAAACTCAAGGAGCTTAATCATGGGACTTCGATTCGCACACCCGACCATCACCAAGGGCCGCAAGAACCACCACGCATCGTTCGATGGCTATGCCGTCACGCCCAGCGACACGGTGGACCTGCCCAACGGCTACGCGCAGGCCATCCTCGTGACGGGCGCCGGCGCTGTCGCCGTGCAGCTCGACGATGACTCGACTGCGGTGCTGACCATCGCCGGCGTGAACGAGGTCTACCCGATTGAGTTCTCCCGCGTGCTGGCCACTGGCACCACGGCCACCGGCATATACGCTCTGTACAACGAAGTTCCGCAGTTTGGTGGCTAATCATGGCAAGCAAAAGCACCAACCCTCCGATGATGGTCACGACCAATGACTACACGCCCATCAACTCGCTCATCGCACCGACCGTATCGGACAGTACAGACGACCCCAACGGCATCTCGCGCGGGTTCGTCTGTCTGACCGCTGGCACGATCAAGATCCAGACGGCCAACGACGAGACCGTGTCCATCGTGATGCCAGCCACTGCGGTGGGCGTTGTGACTTTCATCCGTGTCAAGCGCGTATGGTCCACCGGCACCGCCGGCACCTACCTGCTGGCCTACTGAGGAGCACGACATGAGCATGGCCAACATGAAGACCTCCGAGTCGGAGATCTCTGAATACAAGCCCAACCCCTACGGCTACGGCCTGTGCATCAACCTCTCCGAGGACCAGGTCGAAGCACTGGGACTGAAGAACAACCCGCCGGCTGCAGGCAGCACAGTGGGCCTGCGCGCCATCGCCCAGATCATTCGCGTCGAGCAAAACGCCGACGTGGATGGCGACGGCGATGGTATCGATGTCTGCCTCGCGCTGCAGATCACCGACCTCGAGGTGACGCCTGGCGCCATGACTTCGAGCAGCGCAGCCACCTCGCTCTACGGGGGCGACAACGACTAAGTTTCCATATCTCAGAGACGCACATTTACATTCGCAGCATGGCGACACAACCCTACGACGCATTCGATCTCGCGGCCCAGGCTGAAGCGCAGGAGAAGTCCAGCGACAAAGCCAAGCTGCGCACCCGCGCGGGGATCGAAGACGCCAAATGGCTGATGTCCAACAAGCGCGGCCGCCGGGTTGTCCATGGACTGCTCGACCGTGCAGGCGTCTGGCGTCTGTCCTTCCACACCAACGCATTGCAGATGGCGTTCAACGAAGGCACACGCAACGAGGGATTGGCATTGCTCGCGAAGCTGACCGAGCACTGCCCCGATATGTACTCACTCATGCTCAAAGAGCACAAAGACGATGACAACTGAATCTACGCAGGCTGACGGGAACACACAAACTACCGTCACAGCGCAACCGGCTGCAGTTGCCGCAGCTTCGGGCGCGGGGGATCAAACCTCTGCGCCCGCTTCTTCGGCACCCGCAGCCGCTTCGCAGCAGGCACCCGAAGGGCAAACCGCAACCGAGCCACAAGCCGATGCGGCCAGCACCGAAGGTGGCAAAGACGAGAAGGTTGACCCAGGCATTCTGGGCGCGCCCGAGGCCTACGAGTTCAAACCGCCGGAAGGCAACAAGTTTGACGACGAGGTCATCAGCACCTTCTCCAATGTCGCCAAGGAACTGGACTTGTCCCAGGGGGCCGCGCAGAAGATCCTCGATGCGATCGCACCGAAGGTCGCCGAACGGTTTGTCGCAAACCAGATGGCAGCCATCGACAAGGCGATCACGGGTTGGGTGGACGCAACCAAGGCCGACAAGGCCCTGGGCGGCGAGAAGCTCACCGAGAATCTTGCGGTAGCCGAGAAGGCCCTTGCGGCATTCGGCACGCCGGAGTTGCGCAAGCTGTTGGGCAATTACGACGCCAAAGCGAACCCGAACGGCACCGGACTGGGCAACCACCCCGAGGTTATTCGTGCTTTCTTCAACGCCGGAAAAGCCATCAGCGAGGACAAGTTTGTCCCCGGCGGTCGCCAGCCTACCAAAGGTGAGACCAACGCGGCAAGGGCCCTCTACCCCAACCAAGCGTAATAGGAATTATCCAAAATGACTACCCTCTCTACCGGCGCCCTGACCCTCGCGGACTGGGCCAAACGACTCGACCCCAATGGCCAAGTGCCCGTGGTCGCCGAGCTGCTCTCGCAGTCCAACGAGATCCTCGAGGATGCTGTGTTTCAGGAAGGCAATCTGCCCACCGGTCACCGCGTCACCATCCGCACTGGTCTGCCTGCCGTCTACTGGCGCTCGCTGAACCAAGGTGTGCCTTCCAGCAAGTCGACCACTTCCCAGGTCGATGAGTCGGTCGGTATGCTGGAAGCCTACTGCCGCGTCGACAAAGACCTGGCCGAGCTGAACGGCAACACCGCACAGTTCCGTCTGTCTGAAGACACCGCTTTCCTGGAAGCGATGAACCAGACCCAAGCTGCCACGATGTTCTACGGCAACCCGGCCACTGACCCCCGTCAGTACCTGGGCCTGGCTCCTCGCTTCGGCACCATCTCTGGCGCCGGCAACAACCAGAACATTCTGGACGCAGGCGGCACCGCTTCCAACAACACCTCCATCTGGCTGGTGCTGTGGGGAGAGAACACCGTGTTTTGCACCTTCCCCAAGGGCGCCAAGGCTGGTTTGATCCACGAAGACATGGGCGTGTTGACGGTCTATGACTCCAACAACAACCCCTACCAGGCCTACCAAACCCACTACCAGTGGAAGAACGGTATGGTCGTGAAAGACTGGCGCTATGTGGTGCGCATCGTGAACATCAACACCGCCAACTTGGTGGCCAATACCGCGGCCGCTGACTTGATCGCGCTGATGTCTCGTGCCCTGGACCGCATCCCCAACTTCGGTATGGGTCGCGGCGCGTTCTACATGAACCGCACTGTCTACTCCATCCTGCGCTTGCAAGCTCTGCAGAAGAGCAACTACGCGCTGTCGGTGGAGAAGGGTCTGAACCAGTTCGGCACCCCCATGTCCTGGCTGAACTTCGAGGGCGTGCCCCTGCGTCGTGTCGACCAGATCCTGAACACTGAGGCCCGTGTGGTCTAAAGAAAGCTGACACCGGGCAACCGGTGTCTCTTCAAACCTTTTAGGAGAATTCATCATGTACGTAGACGCACTCTTGGCCCTCTCGGGCTCCATCTCTGGTAACACCGTTACCGGCCAGACCGTGTTCTCTGCCGGCACTTCGGTGCTGTCCACCAACACGGTCGACCTGGCATCCGGTGGTATTCCCTCTGGCCAGGTCCGTGACATCGGCGAGGGTTCTGACTTTGCCTTCGGTCGCTTCGAGGTGACTGTTGCCGCAGTTGGCGGCACCTCGATGGAGTTCCAGATCATCACCGCTGATGACGCTGCACTCACGACCAACGTCAAGGTGCTGGGCACCACCGGCGCCATCCCTGTGGCATCCCTGACCCTGGGCTCGCGCTTCGCGTGCGACATCAACCCGGTGATCGGTAGCAAGGGCCAGCGCTATGTGGGCGGCCGCACAGTCAGCGTGGGTACAACCACCGCTGGTTCGATCTACGCCGACATCGGCGCTGAAATCCAAGACGGCCAGAAGTTCTTCCCGAACGGCTTCGCTGTCCTGTAACCAACAGGCCCACCTCCGGGTGGGCCCCTTAGGAGTTTGCAATGGCAAAGTATCGCGTTCTCGCCAAGTCCTTCATCGGCAACTCGATGGTCGAAGAGGGCACCGTCGTCGACTATGACGGCATCCCCTCCGACAACCTGGAAGCTATGGACAAGCCGGCTGAAGCTGCTGCAGAGCAATCTGCACAGGCCAACATGGACTCCATCGCACGCCAGAAAGCCGCTGCTGCCGGCGCCAGCCCCGACCAGGTCAACACTGCTGCAGCCATCTCGGCCGCGGCTGATGCTGCCGCTGCGTCGTTGGCATCCACAGGTGCCGCTGCCGGCCTGGTGTAACGCGGAACTTCCGCCAATGTGGTGATCCAGACGGGGGCAGTGATGTCCCCTTCCTTTCTTGAGGAGTGAGCTGTGGCCAGCGATGTCGATATATGTAATCTTGCGCTCGGACACCTTGGCGACGCTGCCACTGTGGCCAGCATCAACCCACCCTCCGGCGATGCACAGAGCTCCCACTGCGCACGCTTCTACCCGATAGCGCGCGACGCGCTGCTCGAGATGAACACCTGGGGCTTCTCCACCAAGCGCGCCACCCTGGCGCTCAATTCGGTAAACCCCGCATCGACCTGGAAGTTCTGCTATGCAGCCCCCTCTGCGGTCATCAACTACATTTCGATCCTGACATCCGACACCACCGACGACTACAGCGTAGGCGTGCAGATGGCCAACGTCGGAGCCTACAGCGCACCAATCGTTAGCATGGGCGTGTACACGCCCCAGGACTTCGTGGTCGAGACCGATGACAACGGCAACGACATCATCCTCACCAACGTGGAATTTGCGGTGCTGCGCTACACGGCACCCGTGACCGACACCACCAAGTTCTCGCCGCTGTTTGTGATGTGCCTCTCGCACATGCTGGCCTCCATGCTGGCCGGCCCCCTGATCAAAGGCGAGGCTGGCATCGCAGTGTCCGAGGCCCAGATGAAACTGGCAATGAATTGGGACATCATGGCTGAAGGGTCTGATGCCAACCAGCGCCACGTGCGCCCCGCAGCTGGTGCCCCCTGGATGGTGAATCGATAATGGCTATCCGCGACCTCCAGCGTGCGTTCTCTGCCGGCGAGCTCACGCCGGAGCTGTTCGGCCGCATAGACCTGGCCAAGCGGCAAGAAGGCCTGGCCCTGTGCCGCAACTTCCAGACGCTGCCCCACGGCCCGGCCATCAACCGCGCTGGCACCGAGTACGTGGCCACCGTGAAGGACCCAGCCGTGGCCACGCGCGTGATCCCGTTCAGCTACACCAACACGCAGACCTTCGCCATCGAGCTGGGCGCCGGCTACTTCCGCTGGAAGTCCAACGCGCTCAACCTGCTCTACGCGGACGGAACTGCTTTTAGCGGCGCCAGCTCGGCGGTCACGCTTACGGTGCCTCCAGCTGCTGCGGTAGTGACAGTTAGCATAGCCGCACCTGCAGTTGTCACGTGGGCAGCGCACGGCATGGTGGCCAACGCGCCCTTCAGTTTCTCAACCACGGACACACTCCCGACAGGGATAACAGCCGGCACCACGTATTACGTGTCTGCCACGGGGCTTGTCGCTGGGTCGTTCCAATTCTCTGCAACGGCAGGAGGTGCCAGCATCACCACTACCGGGACGCAGTCCGGAATTCACACTGCCAACCCCTTACCGTTTGCTTGCACCGTTACGTGGGCAGCTCATGGTTTTGCATCTGGTGCGGCTGTGACGTTCACCACGAGCGGAGCACTGCCCACTGGCATAGCGGTCAACACAACGTACTACGTGCGCAACCCGACCACGAATACCTTTGAGCTTGGCGCCACGGCTGCAGCGACCTCTTCTGTGGTCTCGAGCGGCACGCAGTCCGGGGTGCAGACCGCATACCTCTGCTATGTGCACGGCAGCATAGTGAAGAGCGCCGGTGTGAATTACTACTGCATCGTCGACACTGTGGCCGCAGCGGCGCCACCCAATGCGACGTACTGGTACGCGATGCCAACCAGCCCCAACATATACGAGATCCCTAACGGCTACGCGGCCGCGGATCTCATGGACATCCACTACGTCCAGTCGGCCGACGTGCTGACGCTGGTGCATCCGAACTACCCGCCGACTGAGCTGCGCCGTTACGGTGCCACCAATTGGCAAACAGCTATACCGGTATTCAACCCACCGGCAAACGTCCTGACGGGAGTCACGGCCACGGCATCTGGCCCTGGCGGGGGCACGGCAACGTCGAAGTCTTATGTTGTCACCACCGTGGCTGTAACCGGCCTCGAGGAGAGCGTGGCCTCTAGCATCGCGTCAGACAGCACAGACCTTACCGTCGCTGGCAATATCGTCACCATCACCTTCACCGATCCCACCCCCGCCGGCACGAATGTGAGGTACTACGTCTACAAGCTGTCTAACGGCCTGTACGGGTACATCGGCCAGGCCGGCGGCGGCAGCTTCATCGACAACAACATCACGGCTGATGTGACCCAGACGCCACCCATCAGCGATGTCAACTCGGCCTTCAACAGTGCAGGCAACTACCCTGCAGCGGTGAGCTATTTTCAGCAGCGCCGAGTATTTGCCGGTACGGCCAGCTTGCCGCAGAACCTGTGGGCCACATGCAGCGGCACCGAGTCGAACATGAGCTACACCATCCCGGTGAAGTCCGACAACCGCATCGCGATCCGCATCGCCGCACGCGAAGCCTCGGCCATTCGGCACATCGTGCCAGCTGGCCAGATGCTGCTGCTCACCGCGACTTGCGAATGGAAGTGTGGCGCCAGCAGCAACGGCGACGTGCTCACGCCCACCAGCATCAGCGTGGCGCCCCAGTCCTATGTCGGCGCCAACAACGTCATCCCGGTGGTGGTCAACAACATCGTGCTGTATGCCGCATCGCGCGGCGGCCACATCCGTGAGCTCTCCTACTCCTGGCAGGCCAGCGGGTATGTGTCGGGCGACGTGAGCCTGATGGCGCCCCACCTGTTCGACTACAACAGCGTGGTGGATATGGCCTACTGCCGCGGCCCTGTGCCAACGCTGTGGGCCGTCTCCAGCAACGGCAGCCTGATGGGTATGACCTATGTGCCCGAGCAGCAAGTGAGTGCCTGGCACCACCACGACACGGGCGCCAGCGGTGTGTTCGAGTCCTGCTGCGTGATTGCGGAAAACAACGAGGACATGCTCTACCTGGTTGTGCGTCGCACCATCAACGGCAGCACCACGCGCTACATCGAGCGCTTGCACACCCGGCTATTTGCCACCCTGGCTGATGCCTTCTTCGTGGACTGCGGCGCCACCTATTCGGGCGTGGCCACCAAGACCGTCACAGGCCTAACCTGGCTCGAGGGCCAGACCGTCAACATCCTGGGGGATGGTGCCACCTTCCCACCGCAGACGGTCACCGGTGGCGCCATCACCATCGACCAGGCCTGCAGCAAGATCACAGTGGGTATCCCCATCGTCGCCCAGCTGCAGACACTCCCAGTCGCCGCCCAGGTGGACGGGGGCTATGGCCAAGGGCACCAGAAAAATGTGAACAAGGTCTGGCTGCGCGTGTACCGCTCGAGCGGCATTCTCGCGGGGCCTGACTTCAACTCGCTGGTGCCGTTCAAGCAACGCACCATCGAGAACTACGGATCGCCGCCCAACTTGGTCAGCGATGAAATTGGAATTGTGTTGTCGCCCTCGTGGGGTGCGAGCGGCCAGGTGTGCATTCAGCAGACCGATCCGCTGCCGCTCGACCTCGCCTCGATGACACTCGAAGTGGCAATGGGGGGTTGATATGTCAATGGCAACAGCAGCGGTCGTGATGATGGGGGTGGGCGCCGGCGTGTCCGCCGGAAGTGCGCAGAACAGCGCCAAAGCACAGAAGGCCACGCTGGGCTACGAGGCCGCGGTCGCCAAGAA